TCACCTGTTCCATCGTTTGCCGAAGTACCTATATTTATTGTTTGTTTTGCCATTTTATTTTATTTTAATATACTGTTGCGTCTGCTGTTAAAGTTGTGCTATCTGCACTAAATAATGTCGTATCTACTGTCAAATATGAGCCGTCTGCATCAAAAGGATATATTGCACCCCATCCATTCGCTTCATTAACGTTCCCAAACCAGCTTACACTATATATTGACCCAAATCCCATTTTCTTATACTGGATAAATTATTCCCCAATTATTAGATTCGCTATCATTTCCCCACCAGCTCTCATCATATATTGATCCGAATGACATTTTTTATCTTTTCTATATAACTCTTTAATTTTATTTCGTTTTCTTTCTTAGGTTTATATGTTTTTTTGTTCTTTATAGTACCCATCCTGTCATATTTTGGTCTCTTTCTGGATACATACCTCCATTTTGATTAGCTGTATATTCTGGATATAGTTCACTATTCTGATCCATATAATCAATAAACCTTTGTGTATAGAAATCTGCAGTAGTTTTAGCTTGATGTACTAAATTATTAATCTCTTCAAGTGATGCTGAATCACTATTCTCTGATCTGTGTTTAAATACACCACCATTTGATATTTGAAATGCTGCATATTTCATATATTCTGATTGACTAAACCAAATAAGCATTGGTTTTAAATATGTATTCACAAGAGTAGAATAATTACCACTTAAAGTACTATTCTTTATATCTGTTTGTAATTTATCATATAAAACCGTACCTAATTGTGTTTGTATATAAGTATCTTGAGCTACTTCAACAAACTGTATTAGTTTATCAGTATCTACATTCCCATCTATAATAGACTTTCTTTTTAATTCGTCAAGTGTTATAAATAATGCTTTCATTTGTTATAATTTGGATGATGTCCTCTGTTTGCCATATCTTTTGGTGCAATTTCCACTTCTGGAGCGTTTTTAGGCTCTTTTAAGCCATCTTTTATTGCTTCTGCTTCACTAACCAGGTTATTATCAGAAACTCTCTTCTTATACACCTTTAATTCCCAATAGTGATGACAATTTACACCGCCTTTATACTTAAATAATGAATAATTCTGTCCTTTATGACCTAATTCTTTATTTACACCTCTAAAAGACATCATATTTATATCTTCTTTTCTAAATACTAAATTTTGACCTGTTAATAGCTCCATTCTTTGACAAAAACGTCTGCTATCTGCTGAATTTCTTACAGGACCATAAGAATATCTAACTTTATATGTTGAATTATCCTGTGATGATACACTATTAGGTTTAGCATCATCTTTTGACACTTCTGCAAGTTTAGTAAAGTCAAATTCAGCTTCTGTATCTTCTACTTTCTCTGTATGTATAAGTTCCCAGTCATTTTCATCTACTTTTTCACCTAAACTTTCAAGTTGAGATAATAAATCATCTCCTTCTTCATCATTAAAGTCATTTTTCTCTTGTGATGATAGTTTTTCACCTGTTTCTTCCTCTCTTTTAATCTTTGTTTCAATGTTATCAAGCTCTGTAAACTCAATTGGTTGTAGAGTAACAAAGTAAAGATTAAGACCTATACCATTAAATGCTAACAGCTCATTAAAAGAGTTGATTAGTAGGGTCTGAAATGGTCTAATAACAATATTATCCATTAAAACAGATGCAGTTCTTAATTCTTCTGCATTATTTCCGAAACCAGTGTTATCTTTTATACCAAGAAGTATAGGAGAAACAACACCGTGACCAATCATTATCTTTTCTCTTGATTCTTTTGCTAAAAAGTCATATTGTGCGTGTGCATCAGGTAAATGTATTGCTTCTACTGTAGATTGATTCTCTGCATTATCGTTAAATGCTAATATAAATCTACCTGCGTTTGATGATCCACTAAACTTCTCATATATCTTTCTCTCAATCATCTCCTGTGCTTCATCACCTGGAATACCATTGTTAAAGTTTAATAAAAGTGATGGTTGTAAACCATTCTGTATATTATTAATGTGATAGTTTGATACTTCTTCCTCTAAAGAACAATACTGTAAACATCCTTGATAATCAACTGGAGAATAATAATAAAAACCAGCTCTATATGGTTTAATACAATATATCTCTACAGTTTCACTTTTTCTACCAAATTTGTATGCTGGTATTCTTCTAGGTTTATCAGATGGTTTTATTTCAGCCCATTTAGGATGATAATAATATCCTTGTACTTTTCCGTCTTTTGCTTTTTCCGCTCTTAATGTTTCAGTAGGAAAATGCTTAAGATGCATAATTTTAGTTTTTCTTTTATTATATACAACTTGTATTGCAGCTTGTCCAAGTAATTTTAAGTCTCCTACTATTCTTCTTACATCAACATCTTTTAATATTTGTTGCATTTGTCCAAACTGAACAGAATTAGTTTCTGAATCTGTTGCGTTTAATCCTCTACCATAAATCAAATCTGTAATACCATTTATACATCTTGAATTAGTTGGACTACCTGTATATCTTTCTATGATGTCACCAAAATAATTATTATCGTCACCATATTCAACCCAATCATACCTGGTTGATTCTTTTATAGAAGGTACTTCATACCCTGCTAAGTTTATTACTTTTACTTTGTTCATATTACAATATATTTTTGGTCATCTGTATCAGTTCCTACGTACTGATTATATTTATTACTATTTAATGTGTGGTCTGTTGTATTATCTGTTTGTGATGTACAGTATGCTTTACCTCTATATAATAATGTACTTCCTTGTTTAAGTTCAAACGAATAACTATTTTCAGCAGTTAAAATACTAAAAGCAATAGACATCTCCAAGTAATTACCATTAGATGATAATGAAGATGTAATGTCATTTATTGTTTGAGTTTTTCTTGTACCGTCTTCTACGATAACCATAGATAAGTCACTGGCAACTGTATATGCTCGTGGTATTATACTTATTGTTTGAGATGAAGTTGTTGGTGATAATCTTATCATATCTATATAACTTAATATGCTTAATTATGTTCAAAAAAAAAGAGGCAAATTGCCTCCTTTTCTTTTAAGAACACTCTATGTTTAAGAGTTAGTACCTTCAGTAATAGTAATAGTACCAGTTAATCCAGCAAAGTCTGTTGAATTAAATACAGCACCACCAGTATTTTTCATAAACACTGCTGGTCTTGTTTCCATAGCTGTAAGAGTTAAAGTGTATCCACTTAAATCTCCCATAGCAGCACCAGTTACAACTGTACCTCCAGATACATCTGCACCGTGTTCAAGACCTACCATCATATAGTTACCGTTATAATCTTCAACAACAACGTGAGGTCTTCCATAAGCCATTAATTTTAATTCTTTATTATCTAATTTAGATAATTTCTTAAGAGTTAAGTTAAGTGTTTGCTCATAGAAAGTAGTTCCGTTTTCTCTTGAAGAGTTAACAGTTTGCTCTAATGATGAATTACCTTTTACTTCATACTTATAACAAGTTAAGTCACCAGCTACATCACCAGTATATCCAGTAATATTAGTAATTTCTTCCCCAGTAGCGTCATCTGTTATACTTACAGTACCTAAATCTCCGTAGTTAACGAAATAAAGATTTTTTATTCCACCAACTACATCTTTGCAAGGTTCTTTTCTTCCTTTTGCGATATCACAAGCCATAATTTTTATATTTTATAAAAAAAGGCAGGTAGTAAAACTCCACCTACCTTTTTTATGTTAAACAATTTGTTTTATTATGCAGTAGCGTATAATACTACTTCACTTCCAATTCCGTGCTGAATACCAGCAGTAAATCTCATTACGACTCTTACGTTTTGAGAACCATCAAGGTCAGCCATATCAATTACTTTTACTTCGTTTTGGTCAGAAAGTAATCCTGTACCGAAGAATAAGTTTGATTTTTGAGCTGCTACAGCATCACTTGTTGATAAACCAGGAGCATAAACTACTTGAATACCATCAAATGATAAACCAGAACCCATATTGTACCATTGAGTACCTTCGTTGTTAGTACCTGCTGCTCCTAATCCTGAAGCACCAAATCCACCTAAAGCTCTTACATAGTTTCTGTACATATCAGCTGGTAAGAAAATAGTCATATCTTCTGCACCATATACAGTTGAAGGAATTGCATCAGCAATTTTACCAAGCTCTGTAATAATGTTAGCTGCAGTTGAAGTTGTACCTGTTACATCAACTACATCTGCGTCAGCACCTAAAGTAGTGATGAATCCATCAAATTGACCTGCAGTTGCGTTAGCACCTGTCCAAATGTTAGTCTCGATTCTTTGAGCTACTTTATCTGCTACGTGAGCAATTAAGAAATCTGCAAAGTTAGATGGTAAGTTGTCAAATGCAGAATATCCCATTTGAGCTGCTTCCCAGTCAGATCTAAAGTCTTTTTTACATAACTCAAGGTTCACTTGGAACTCTTCAGGTTGTAAAATTCTTTCAGTAAGAGTAAGTGTTGATGTATCAGCAAAGTCACAAGTTGCGTCTTTTACGATGTCATCAGTTGCCACTTTTTTCATTACTTGTTTATATTTAACATTAGGTACTACTGTAATATTACCTTCTGCTAAAGTTTTACCTGATAAAAGAGCAGCTGAGATATACTTCCCTGCAAATTCACCAGCGTAAGTAGTAGTTATTGAAGTTGTTGTTGCCATTTTTAAAAATTAATTAATTATTAGTTATTGCGTTTAATACTCTATTGTAAGTAGTGTTTCTATTTGCATTAGGAGCAAACCTAACACCAATATTATTACTTACTTCGTTTTCTGGTGAATGAGAGATTGCTTCAGCTGGTTCATCAGCAGAAAGTTCTTGTGGAACTTCTTCTTTAGCCTCTTCTTTAGCTTCAATCATTCCTCTTAATTTTTCTACCATAGATTTAAGTTCAGCGACTTCATCTTTAGTAGCATACTCTACAGCAGGAGACTCTTCTACGATGTCTTCTTCGTAGTTGTCCTCTTGTAGTTCTTCAGCACCTTCTTCTGCAGAATATGTAATTTTTTGTACATTAGCAGCAGGAGCTTCCTCTTTAATCTCCTCTTTAGCTTCTTTTTTAGCTTTAGGAGCCTCTTCTTTTAATTCAACTTCAGGAATAGTTTCCTCTTCTTTAGTTGAAGACAAAAGAACATCTTTGATTTTAGTTACAATTTCACTTGCTTTCATAAGATTCTTATTTATAGTTATTACTGATTTAAAATACTTTGTTGTATTTTTATGCTTTAGCTTGGATTATATACCAGTCTGATCCATCACTCCAAACAGTGATACCTTCATATTCTTTATTAATTTCATAATAAGAAGATGAACCATCTAATGTTTGTCCTGCTCTTGGTGTTAAATGAGCTCTTGTGCTAACAGAAAAACCTCCATTAGAAATAAATCTCATTATTCTGTGGGTGTTATTTGAAGTTGTTGCATCAGGTAAAGTAAGTGTCATACTTCCTGCATCTCCAGACCAAGATAATTTTATCATTTCAGAATCTTCATAAGTTGAGCTATTTAAATCAATAGTTTGACCATTTGAAACAGTTAAATTTGTTGGAACTATATAGTTTACTATATCCTTTATTTCTGCATATTTTGTTTCACCGCTTTGAACAACTGGTATTAGTTCTGATCCTTGTAATGCTGTAGATGCGTTTAATTCTGATATTTTTTTATTTGCCATTATAATATTATTTTACTGTTATCCTCCTGTAACAAGAAACTTCTATTTTCTTGTAATAAATAAAATCTTCCCCCTAATCTTCCTACTCCTTGTGCTTCAAGTGTACCATCACAACATTTTGTTGAATATGTTCTTCCGTCTGGACATAAACAACCTCTTTGTCCTGATTTAGGAGAAGAATAACTTAATGTTGCATTTTTTCTTCTTCTCATTTTATTGGAACACAATTAGGCACTTTTCTACCGTCTTTATCTTTCATACCTATCTGCTCATATCCATCCTGGCAAGGAGCTTTAAGATTGTGTTCCTCACAGGGCATATACCAAGTGTCACCTTCGTACTCGTGTGTATGATACCCTGAACAGCCAATATCTTCAGCAGCTTTTTCTGCTTCTTCTATAGTTGTATAAGCAGCTCTTCCATCAATAATAGTTGATGCTGCTTCTATTGCATCAAGTCCTTTAAGTTTAGATGTTACCCAAGTTAACATTGATTTACCACCCCACAATAAATATGAGATAGTTCCACAAGCTTCATTATTTCCTTCCTGATAATAAGCAGAAGCTCTTGATAAATATGAATATATGCGTTTAAGAGTAGGTAAAGTAAATTTCTCTCCTCTTTCAAGTTGTCTTGCTCTAACCTTACCAACTTGAGTTGCACATTTATTATTTACAGCTTCATTGTATTTAATTCCTCTTTTAGCATTGTTTTTTGCAGACTGTGGATATCCTCCATAAGATTCAAGTTCTACTTCTTCAGATAAACTTGCCAATACTTCTGCCAGTTCAAACTCTGCATTAAGTTCACTTAAACATTCACTACAAGCATTTTCTTCTATGCTTTCTTTAGGTCTTTCCATATTATCAGCAAAATAACCTTCTATAGAAAATCCTTTTACTTCTCCTTCTTTTACTGCTCTCCATACATCATCATTTAATACTTTCATTGATACCATCCAAGTTCCTTTTGGTAGGTCAAATCCATAAGCAGCAGCTTTGTCTTTTTTAGGGTCTTCTATAAGCCAAGATTCTACTACAGACATATCTGATAATTCAAATGAATGTTCAAACGTAGAATTTCTATGTTTACTTTTGATAAAGAATAATTCTGATGCTTTTCTTACTGTATCTTCAGAGAAATATATATAATAATCTTCATCATCAGTACCTTTTCTAAATATCTTCTTATTAGGAATAAGTGCAGGACCCATAAGAATCCTTTTCTCTGCATCTACTTCAGCAAGTTTAATATCTTTATGTTCTTTTAGTGCAATAAAATCTTCTTCTATTGCTGGATTTTCAACGACAGAGATAGCTTCAATACCGCTAATCTCATTTTCTTCGTCTATAATAAGTTCTATTATCTTTTCCATATCTAAATAACTATATTGAGTTCATTTTGTTTTATTATCCAATAGATGCTCCTTCAATCGTACTACGTTCAAGTTCCTGTGCAGTAGTTACATCAGACGCTACAACGTATGCTTTTATAGGTTGTTGTTCGGCTTGTGATATTGTTTGAGCAAGTTGACTTGTCTGTGTTGCACCTACTACATTAAATGCAGGAGCTTGTATTTGCGGTGCTACTGGTGCTGGTGCTGCTCCAGCTGATGGAGCTTGTATTCCTTTACCACCAGAAGATAAAGTTGTTGCAAGAATAGATGCTATTGATAATCCAGCTCCTATTTTAGTTGTAGCAACACCTTTAGTATATAAGGCTTGATTTGCTGCAAGTTCTGCTGCCATAGGTGCTAAACCAAATGGACCAAGACCAGCATAAAATGCTCTTACTTTCATATCTGCAGCTAATTTGTTTGCTGTTTGAGTTGCAATACTTTGCTGTGATCTAATAACAATATCTGCTATAGCTGCACCTTTTTCTACTGCAAGAGCAACTTTAGCTAAAGTAGAACCTTCTTTTGCAATAGAAGATAATATACCAGCTACTTGACTTGCAAAACCAACTCTTTGCATTTCAATTGATTGTTCAGCTTTTAATCTATTTTGCTGTATTCTTATATATTCTTCAGCTATCTTTAAGTTTCTTAAACGAGCTCTTTCGGCAAGTCTTGCCTGTCTTTCATCTTCTGCATTATCTCTTTCTGCTTGTGCTAATCTTTCTGCTTCTATTTTTTGAGCAAAATCATCTCTAATTAACTTTTTTAATTCTTCACCTGCTTGTAATTGTTCTGCTTCTTTTATAGCAAAATCTCTTTGTTGTTCAAGTTGTGTTATTTTATCTTGTGAATCATCTATAGCTACAGCTTTTCTATATCTTTCTAATAATGATTGTATTTTTTTTTGTCTTCTTTCTTCTGCATCTTCTGCAGTTTTATCATCTTTAGCTTGTTTATCTTCATCTCCATATAAAGCATCTACTAAAGAAGGCGTTTCTTCATATAATTTTTGTAATTGTTCTTGCAAGAAATCTATTGTTTTTGTAGAATCTTCTATTCTTTTATCAGATTTTTCTATACCTCTTGCAGCTTCATCAACTGCAGCTTTACTTACATTACCTAAGTTTTTTAAAGTGGTAATTCCTTTACCTATAAGATTTGTTCTATCATTAGTAGATTTATTTTGTTCTTCTAATATTTTAGATTGTTCTTCTTGAATTGCTGCAGTTATTGCTTCAGCTTGAGATCTTTTTGTTATAAGTTCAATTTGTTTTGCAATAGCAATATTTAATTCTTCAGTTCCAATCTTCTCTAAGTCTATATTACCTAAATATTCTGGATAGTCTTGATTTAATTTATCTATTGCAGTTTGTCTTTGTTCTGTAGTTAATGCAGCATTTGATGCAGTTTTAATTAATATATTAAGTTGAGCAGCTTCTTCTCCTGCATTTTTACCTCCCTCTCTTAACGCTTTATTTAATGCTTCTTGCTCTTTAGCTAATATGTTGAATTTTATAATACCTCCTTCAATAAGAGTAATTACTGTTTGAAATGCAATAACGATTCCTAAAGGACCTCTTAACACTTCCCACATTTTTTGCAAACCATTAGTAACACCACCTGTAGTTGATACAAGTGTCACAAATAATGATGATAACTGCTGTAAGTTGTTAGCCATACCACGAATACCGTAGTTAGCATCTGATATTGTTCGACCAAGTTCTTGAACAGTTGCACCTGCAAGACCTGTCTTATCAATCATATTTTGATTTTTCTTACCTACATCTGATATTGCTTCACCGTGTTTAATTAAATCAGCATTTAATGCTTTTACAGATGTATTTAAATTAGTAAAGCTTTTTTGTAAGCCTTCTATTTTAACTTTACCTTTATCGTTAACTTCTATTGTATATGTTAAAACTTTATTATTTGCCATACCATCTGCGTTTAATTCTATCTTTTGTTTCTAACCAAGTTAAAGGAGCTTTATACTTTCCTTTAGCAATGTCTATATAAGGATTAACTCCATAAAAATTATCTGTCTTTAATAGTTCTATTATTAATTTAATCATTATTCGTCTGTTTGGTCTGCTGTTATTAATGCACTATCTACTGTTATATCTGTTGCATCTACTGTTAGTGTTCCAGTTACAGGAGGTGGAGTAGGTGCTACTGCACAACTTGCATTGTATGTTAAGTTGTTTTCACCACCCATATATCCGTGATTATAACATTCATAACTAATAGTTCCAAAGTCACCATTTACTGTTACTGTTACATCACCAGAATAATATGTGTATGTGTTTCCGTCAAGACCTGTTTTAGTTCCTCCATTAACAGTTCCAGTGTAACTGATTAATGATTCTTTACCGTTATTATGAAAAGCAATAGGATGTGTATCTGGTATATTGCTGAAAGTATAAGACCCTGTAGCCATTTGATAAACACCATATTTGTTGCTAAATATATATAAATATCCTCCTGTAATAGTTTCTACTCTAACTTGAAATAAAGAAGGAAGACATAAATAGCTAATCACAGAATAAGAAGGAATTAGTTCTAAATTAGATTTACCAGAAACAATATCTATGCTTATTTTATTTATATTGTATTTTTCTCCTGATACAACAATTGTGTCAGCAAGAGAAAAGTTGCTTATAAAAGCATTTGTTAATACAGCTTTTAATTTTGTTAGTCTTGCTCTTTGGTCAAATATTGATGTTATATAATTTTTATAATACTGCTCAAATAAATTCTCTGTATATCCAGGTCCTGTTATATCATATTCATTGTTCTCTAAACCAAAATGATTTGTTTGTGATATTTCTACATCAACTGCATTACTTGGTATAAAATAACTTGATATTGTAGTATAAGCACCTCTGCTATTATATAAGTAAGGAACTGTTTCTCCAGATATAAGAATTGGATAAAATAAAACTGGTTTTCCTATGTAGGGGTTATATTTTTCTTGAGTTCCTGCAGCAGCATCTTCATTAGATTTAGTTACACTAAAACCAACTTGAATATCTGTTACAACATCATCATATCCGTTTATCAATCTTTCAAACTTCATATGACCGAAAGGTGGTTTTATTATGTATTCACTTTTATATTTACTATCTGAAACATCATAATCTTCACCACCCCAAACTTGACCTAACGTCTCTCCGTTTTGTTTTGCAAGTAAAGATCCAGTGTCTTCATATTCAAATAATATTTTAGTATATGGTAAAGCTTTATTCACATTACTTGAAGAAATATCTATTTTACTTGTTAAATCTATTTCAACTAATGACGAACTGTAATAATCATCTAATGTTTTTACAACTATAGTTTTTTCTGTGTTAGAATCATTTCTTACTTCTGCAACAAGATTAAACATTTTAAATAGACCTGTAAGAAATTCAAGAACAGTCATATCAGGCATATTTAAATGACTATAAAATATTCCTGTGCTATTAGTAGCTAATGTAGTTCCTGTTCTAACAATGTCTGGAATCGATATATCAAATTCTCTATCTATTATTGCTATTAATCTTAACTCAAAACCAGAATCAAAGTTAATAGGAGAACCTGATTTAGTGATTATTATAAAAGTATAAGTTCCAGGATCTAATGCTATTTCAACATAATCATCTACTGTTTTTTTACTTGCTGCTACAGGTATAGTATCATAAACAACACCATCTTTTTCTACTCTTAAATCATAAGAATTTGTTGTGTCTGAACTAACTGCCTTAAATCTTGCAAGTACTCTTACAACTCTAAAATTATTTATAGTTATATCTACTTTATCAGCAACAGCTCCAGATCCAACACCTGAAGAATTGATAAATTGTGCTGACATTCCAATTGTATTTATTCCATCTATATATGAATCTACCTTTCCTACTGTAAAAACATTTACAGGCGTGTAAACAAGTGTTTCTCCGACATCATCTTCACTTCCAATCTTACCTTCTTTTTGATGAAGCCACATATATAGATTATAATAATCTAAATTTGTTGAGTTAAAGAAATCAGTAGAAAAAGTAACTGTCTCGTCTCCATCTGACAATAATTTCTCTATAGCTTTTATTATTAAATCAACTCGAATAGCTGGTTTTAACTGATCCCAACTAAGTCCGTTTGTAGGAGTGACAGGTGGATAATCTACAGCATCATAGTATAAATTACCATCATTTAAAGTCCCATAATATGCACTGTCTTCGTTGTAATATAATCTATCTGTATGAGTTATTAATGGAACAACTAATGGCTGTATATGAGTAGTTCCAAACTCGTCTGTAATATTTTTTGAAGTAGTAAGAAAGTCTTGTACGCTATCAGTACCTGTTGCTTTATACTCTATAGAAAAATTATTTAAGAATGTTAATTTAGATAATTTAGTGTTATCTAATTTCTCTCTTAAGAATCTTAGGTTACCATAAAAAGTAACCTTATATGTTGAAGGTTTATTGTATTTAAGATCTACTCCTTCAAGCATTATGTAGCCTTCTCTAAATATTCTACTGTTTATTTCTATTCTTGCTTCTTTTGCATTTCTTGCAGAAAATCCATCTACAATTCCAGAATTATAAAAATGTTTAAATATTATATTGTTTCTGTCTGACGCAGGTAAAGTAAAGTTTTTACTAAAGTCAGTAAATATTTTAGCAGGATCTTTTACATCTTTTATAGATGACTGTATTGTAATAGACCCATCCTGAAAAACATCTACTTCTTCATTCTCTATAAAAAGCTGTACTTTTTGTTTCATTATCTAATTGTATTAATACTGTCAAAAGCATATTCAAATTGAACAGTATAATTTACAAGTTTGTCGTTTAGATGTGTTTTATATGTAAAATCTGAATCTTTTATTTTTACTGGCAATGTTTTATTGTTTTCTCTAATC